TAGAAGATCTCGGGGTTGTCGAACACTTCACGGTCGGGCAGTCCAACCACATCCGTGCTGGGCTGATAGAACGCCTTGCTCAGTCCGTAGCGGATCGTGGCGTCGGTGTTGTTGATGACATTCTCTGCGACCTGGTGTCGCTCGAAATCTGGAACGTCGATCACCTCGACTGCCTCGGGCTGCGGTAGTCCCTCGACCTGATCTTTATTAAAGACCGCCGTGGACTTCAGGAACCAGAAAGTTCCGACGACTTTTTTCTTGCCCTGGGTATTGAGGATGAACTTTCCGTTGGCGTCCTTCTCGTACTTCGGAATCTGCTTCCAGAAGATGACGTAGGCTGGAGACTTCTCACCCTTGCGAACATTGCCGCCAATCTTCTTGGCCTGATTGTAGGTCAGCCACTCGGAGGATGTGAACCCACCGAAGGTCTGAGCAATCGTGAGCAGCCACACATTCACGCCACGGTATGCTTTGCCCGTAGCTGCGTTGGATGGCAAGCCAGTCGCGCCGTCTGTGGAGGACCAAGGCTTGACCCAAGGTGCCGTGCCTGACTCAAGAGCATCCACGATCTTGTCGGTGACTTCTTGTCTGATGTTGCGCTTCTCTTTCTTGGTCATTAGTTGCGCTCCCTTACCAGGTTGGTGATGGCTGACCATTCATAGGGTTTCTCGTTATACTTGAGTGCCTCAATGTGTTGGGCGCAGTAAAAGCAACGGATTCTTTCGCCCACCCTGTAGGTGTAAATCTGGTTATGACGGCCAACGTGGCCGCAGTCGTATGTGATGACGGTTCCGTTTGGTCGGCGTTCAACTTTAGTTATCCGCACCGTCTCAGGCCCCCTCCTGGTTGAGAGACTCACCATAAATATCTGCGGCCCACTGAGCTTGGCGTGTTACTAGTCCAAAGGCAGTTTCTGAATCGTAGTGCGCGTATATCGCATCGACGAAATCGTACAGGACATTAAGTAGCTTGCCGCCATCACTGAACTCCTGCCGCCCATCAGCGTAGATAGTCTGTTGAACTGTGCTTTGCGCTATCCGCAGGACTGCTTTTCTTGCGTCGGCCTTGGTCATCAGTTGATCTCCTATTAGAGCCATGTGACTTATGTCACACTAGGAATATATAAGGACAGGAGAACCACGCAAGTGTCCAATGACACTTATTTATCAGGAGTGCTGTAACCTACTTAGTTTGTAGGAGATAGCTCTGCACCCAAAGTTGACATTAGACCCTGACATAGGTTATCGTTACCTGCTAAAATTTGTCGTAAGGAGATGTAGTATATGAGCGGAAATCCACATGAAGGGGACTGGGCCATCAAAGCTCTGAGGGAGGCCATCGACGCTGATGGCAGAGGAGTAGGTGCCTATTCTGAGAGGGTTCTGGTGAGGCCACCTGGCACGGTGTACCGATGGCTCAGAGGTGCCAGTCCAGTGCCGAAGTGCGTCAGAGAATATCTAGTAGGAAGTTTCCGTATTCTGGAGGTAGGAAGTAATGAGTAGTCCAACCTATGCAGACATCTGGAAGTCGATGTCAGCTATTGATGTGAGTGAGTGGACCCAGAGCAGGGCGGTCGGTCGCCAAACCCTATCGTGGATCCCGTGGTCCGATTGCATGGCGATCCTGCAATCCCACTACCCAGATTTCGAGTACGAGTTTTACCCCATCACTCTGTACCCTGATGGCTCCGCTGAAGTCGGCTGCAAGGTCAGCATAGGTGAGGTCAGCCGTGTGGTTTTCCTGCCCGTGATGGATCACAAGTTCAACGCTATAGTCGCTGGTCCAGAGAGCAGCCCGTCGAGCAGAGACATCAACGATGCACGATGGCGTGCTTTTGTTAAATGCACGGCGATACTCACTGGCCTGGGCTTCAACCTTTTCCGTGCTGGTGAGGGTAAACCAGCCGAGCCTATTGTGAGGGATGAGGTCAAGGCCAGACGGGAGAAGAAGACCCTGGCTACGAAGCTGACCCAACTGTCAGAGGTGCTGACAGAGTGTGAGTTGAGCCGTGACCCAGACTATCCCTACGGGAGGAAGGTCAAGGTCAAGGACATCAAGCTGGGCAAGCAAGTCCTGAAGGCTGGTGGGCCGCTGCTCAGAGTAAACAAGGCAATCGCTTTTCTAACTAAAGAACTCAACGAGATAAAGGAATCCTAAGATGGCATCATTCGACGGTGAATTTGTTGGTGGCCTGTACGCCGACAAAGAGAGAACAGAGGCAGCACCTCCGTTCGTAATCTGCAAGCTCAGTATCAAAACCGCTGACCTGGCTGCGTTCCTGAAATCGAAGTCAGATAAGGAATGGCTTAACGCCGATGTGCTGGAGAAGAAAGACAAGTCAGCCTACTACGTTAAGCTGGACACCTGGGAGCCTACCGAGAATACCGATGAGCCAAGTTTCTAATCTGGAGGCACTAACCCAGCAGCTTCTGCCCAACCTGGTCAAGGAGATCGGTGCCACGCAGGACGAGGTGCGCCGTGCTGGACTGAGACTAGGGCGCGTGCCCGAGGCCCTGCTGCACAATGGATCACGCACAGCGATCAAGTCTGCTATAGCCTCACTCGAAAGTGCGAACGACCAGATTGTGGTCGCGCTCAAGCACCTCTACAAGCAGTTCCCGAGCGGCAGTGGTAGTGAAGAGAAGTGAGCGGCTTGTCTCGAAAGAGATCATCGAGTTCCTGAAGGTTCTTGGCTGCTCGGTCTATAGCACTGAGCAGGGCTATCGGAAAGACAGGGGGGGCACTCGCATGACCCCTGGTCTTGCCGACCTGGTTGTGTTCGGTCCCGTTGGCAGTCAGTTGCCTCTGTTTTTCATAGAGGTGAAGGCACCGAGGGCTAAGAAGAAACTCAGGGAGTCCCAGGCCCAGTTCGCTGAAGAGTGCAGGCTCAGAGATATCCCCTGGCTGTGTGCAGAGGATGTGCGAGAGGTATTTGATTGGCTGGTCGAGTGGGGTGTGATTACAGCCAAGAGGGAAGGAGAGTGAGTGGATGGATCAAGCTGTCCAGGGACATACTCACGAACGATATCTGGAAAAGGTCCAGTGATGACCTCAGACTTTGGACCTACCTGCTGCTCAAGTGTACCTACGGCTCGGACTCGTTCACCTATCGTGCAGGCTCGGAGAAGGTGGTGGTCGGGCCTGGTCAGGTCTTGCGCTCGTTCAGTCGTATCTCGGAGGACTGCGAGTATTCGACTGGCAACAAGATCGTGCGCTGGTCCCGAACCAAGATCGGTCGGATGCTGAAGACCCTGGAGGCCGAGGGCAGGATCAGGGTCATCAGCCAGGGCAAGCTGGGATCCCTGATAGAGATCACCAACTGGGCCGAAAGGCAGGACGGCGAGAGCTACAGGCCGAAGCCCAAGCCTACTCCAGCCGAGGTGCAGAGGCTCTGGGATGTGTGGCTTGAAGAGCTAGGTGGCAAGCAGCCGCACCCCAGGCTCACCCAGAGAAGAACCAAGGTGCTGATGAAGCTCTACTCCGAGCAGCTAACCAAGCACCCAGGCGATCCTCTGGTCCTGTTCCGTGCGGTGCTGCGTGAGGTCAAGAAGAGCAAGCACCACATGAGCGTGAGGGGATACCAGATGCCAGAGTCACTGTTCAGGAACGTGGAGCGCAGCGAGCGGTGGGTACTGGAGGCTATAAGTAAATCGAAGAAGAAGACACAACATTCTGTTGGCAGAAACTGGAGAGTAGAATAATGACATTACAGATTCATCAGACGAGAGACTACGATATTTTTGAGTTTTACTCAGGGAACAGAAATGTCGATGTAACGAAAGTGAAAGACCTACTGAAGTCTTTCAATGAAAGGTACTACCCTGTACCGATTATCGTTGACGAGAACAAGCGAGTGCTGGATGGTCAGCACAGGCTTGAAGCGGCCAAATTGGGTGGGTTCCCAGTGTCTTTCTTGGTGCTTGATGACATTGTACCTACCCAAGTAATACGTCAGTTGAATACAGGACAGAAGCCGCACACCCTCCCAGACTACATGAAACTTTATGTAGAGGATGGAAGGGGAGATTATATACAATTTCAGAACCTATACGAGCATTATGACAAAATGCTTGATGAGGTGGGTGTCACAGTAAACTCAGGCGGTCCCACTAAAATCATATTCACTTCCATGCTCGGGCTTCTTTGTGGAAGAGACAGCATAGAAAGAAATGCGTTTTTGCGTCACGCTTCCAACCCCTGGAACCACGGCAACCAGACAGAAAATAAACTGACGGTTCTCTTCAGGAACGGCGAGATAGATATGACCAATGCGCCTAAAGGTATCACCACCTTGGACTATCTCATTAAGATCTTTTCGGTTCTTCCCAGGCAGCGAGCAAACGGCAGGCTGCACAGAAACCGTTTTATACACTTGAGAACCCGTGAATACCTTTGCAGCCTACACTACTTGCTCCACTATAGAAACGAACACACAGAGAGTGAAAATGAGGTCTTCGATCCGCAGGTGTTCTTAGCCCAGGCAGAGACTCACCCAGGACTATTGCAGCGTCTTCAGGATAAGCCTAAAGAATGGACAAATGCCCTAAGTCATATAGAAAAGGTTTACAACCACAAAAGAGGCGACAGAAAGTTCACCCATCTTACATCACTATAAAATGAAAACAGACGCAGATGGTTACAACGAGTCGGTGTGGGAGATTGACACTCAGATGGATGAGAGCAGTTACTACTCCTGCGATGAGGTCAGCAACTCTCAACTGAATCACCTGAAAAAATCCCCACTACATCTGAAGGCTTACCTGGCCTCCGATCCGACTCCTACCCCTGCTATGGTGCTAGGCTCACAGGTCCATACTTGCGTTCTAGAGCATGAGAGGTTCCTGACCGACTATGTGGTCGGGCCTGGGGGCGACAGGCGATTGAAGAAAACCAAGCAAGCCTGGGCGGAGTTAGAAGAAGAGGGATGGAGGCCCGAGAGCATCATCGCTCCAGCCGTCTATGAGCAGATCTTGTCGATCAGGAGCAGCGTCCTGTCGAACCCGATAGCGTGCAAGCTCCTGCTGCCCGATGAAGGTGCTGTCACTGAGGCGTCCATGTTCTGGAGCGACGAGAAGACTGGCGTGAGGTGCCGTGGCAGGATCGACGCGATCCCAGCCAAGGACTCTGAGTACGGCTCGGTGCTGGCCGACCTGAAGACCACCAGGGACTGCGGTGCGTTCGCCAAGAGCGCGTATGATTTTGGGTACTACAGGCAGGCGGCGTTCTACTTGAGCGGCTACGCTCGGGGTGAGCTATCGCCCTGGGAGATTGAGAGGACGGCGTTCGTCATGGTTACAGTCGAATCCACTCCACCCTTCGGCCTGTCCATATTCCAGTTCTCCGATGAGGCTCTGGACTTAGGCAACTCAGAGATAGATGAGTTGCTCGCCATCTACAAGCACTGCCAGGACACAAACGAGTGGCCTGGATACGAGCAGGGCATACAGGAGTTGAGCCTGCCTAACTGGGCGTTCTACAGATGAAGAACGTCTTCAGCCCCGAGTTCCTGGCCGAGTACGAGCGTCACCAGACTGCGCCAGTCGATGCCACACCAACTGGACTGCCTACGTTGGACAGAATCTGTAGGGACGCAGGAGGCGGCAGGGGCATAGGCAGGTCATGGTTCGTGGTCCTAGCTGGAGTTGCTGGATTTGGTAAATCAGCGATGGCTCTGAACTTCGCGTCCGCTGCCCTGAATCATGGGGAGTCGATTGGCCTGATCTCTCTTGAGATGTCAGCCCAGCAGGTCAGCACCCGTCTGTATGCTCTACACACTGGCACGCACCTGAAGACCCTGGAACATGGAGGGTTCAACTCCCAGTCATGGCTGGAGACTAAACAGAAGCTCTCAGGCTCGCCGCCTCTCTATGTGCCCGACACTGTGCTTGGGGATTGGAAGGCTGTTGTGGAGTACACAGAGCAGTGCTACGAGGCTGGATGCAGGTACATCATTCTGGATTATTTACAGCTATGCAACACGGGCGATGAGGACACGATCTACAGGGCCACCCAGAGGGTGGTGAGCGAGCTTAGAGCGTTCGGCGTCAGGAAGGGCTGCACGATTCTGTGCCTATCCCAGTTCAACAGGACAACCTCATCGAACTATGAGAACCCTCCTCGGATGTCTGGGCTTTTTGGTGGGCAAATCGTAGAGGCATCTAGTGACTTGGTTTTATTATTGGATCACAGCCGAGCGAAAAGAGAGGGCAATCACACTGGCCTGACCTGGTTGCTGATCGGCAAGAACAGGCACGGCCCTACGATCACGGACGGTATACCAATCATCTTTGATTATCGGACCTTGAAGATCTCCGAGGGCAACGAGAGTGAGGAGGACAGATGGCCGACATAACCCGAGCCGTGACCGTGCTGCGTGCGCTGGAGTTGCTGCCGCTGGAGGACTGCACGGATGATGCTGACGAGTGGAGGCAGGAGATTGAGGTGGCGATCCACGGGCTGGTTGGTCATGGCCTGGATGTGGACGATCCGCTGAGATTTAATGAGGTTGGTGACAGGCTTTCTAGGAAGAACCTGGAGGCCAAGTTGGATGGATTGATTAAATCGTGGGCCAAGGAGAAGTGGCGTGCCAGGTAAGAAGATGACCCGAAGCGCAGCTAAGAGATTGGATGCGTATGGGGAGGAGAGGATATTCAAGTTGTATCTGGAGCATGAGGGCGTCAGGCCGCTGCTGAAGAACCTGCCGAAGGAGGTGGGCACAATGTCCACTGGTGTGTTCTATGAGTGGCTGAAGGCCGACCAGGGTAGGATTGAGAGGTGGAACACGGTTAAGGGTATCCTGGCTGAAGGGTTTGCCGAGGAAGGGCTGGAGATTGTAGACAACTGTGATGACCCTACGAGTGTGCAGGGAGCAAAGCTTAGAGCATCATACCGTCAGTGGATGGCAGAGAAGTACAAGCCTTCGACCTTCGGTAAGCAGCCCGATCAGACGGTGAACATCATAACGGATGATGAGAGCTTCCTGAACGCGCTCAAGAGAGTGTCAGCCAGGAGAGAGGCCAGGAGACTGGCAGCAGCCAATGAAGAGGTAGTGGTCGAGGCCGAGGTGGTGGATGGTTGAGAGGAGATTCATAACCGTGACTGAAGGACATCGTGGTGACAAGCCTGTGGTCAGGAAGATTGAGGTGTGCGTGGAGTGTGGTGAGCAGGCTCCAGTGGGTAGGAACCCTGACCGAGTGTGCAAGGACTGTGATGACGGTAGGAATGGTGAATGGACTGCGACCAGCTACAGGTCTTCACTGTTGATAGGTTCGGGTAATGAGTGAAAGGGCTTTTGGGTCAACTCGCGGACAGCGAGCCGAACCAACACGCGTGCGCGTGAACCGACGGCGTAAGTCGTTGTGCCACAACGGTTTGTGGAACTGTACGACCAAACCAGTTCAAGAACCAGGACTGGGTTCAGGTTTGGGTTTTATGCAGAATCACTGCGTAATTGTCCATTGTTAAGTAACAATAACATTGACGGTTTATGCATGGAATCACTAAGTCGTTGTGTTGCATAGACTTAGAGAGTTATCACAAGGTAACATAATGGATATTATACGAACTTGTCATCAAAACAGGACACTTTTTGGG